AAAAGCAAAGCCGTTGGAGCAAATGGCACAGAAGAATTACTAACAAACGACCTTGTTTTACAAGGCGGTGAGATATTAAAAGTCACAGCAGCAACAGCCAATCGATTGCATGTGGTGGCAAGCGTACAAGAATTTAATCAATCCAGGTAAGCATGCAAGAATTACAGGTCATTGATGGCGGTTTAGCAAGACCAAAGAAAGACATAGAGGAATGGGAAGTGCATTGGCAATGGTGTGAACCACTGGTTGAATCTTGCTTAAAATATCAAGAAGAATACTGTATTATGGATGTTAAAGAAGGCATAGCAACAGGTAAGCTGATGTTATGGCCACACTTAAAAAGTCAACAATCCGTTATCGTATCGGAACTGATCCAATTCCCACAATATAGAGCCATGAATTTATTGTTTGTGGCGGGCAATATGTCTGATTGTGAAGAGATATTAGAAGCTGTCACTGCTTTTGCTCGTATCGCAGAATGTAAAAAACTTTTTGGCGGTGGCAGAAAAGGTTGGCAGAGATACGCAACACAAAAACATGGATTTAAAAAAGAACACATTATCAGTAAACAATTATGAGTAAAGGCGCGACAACAGCAACAACACAGCTTGATCCACAGCTAAAAGAAAAATATTTAGAAGCGTATTCAGGAATAAAGTCTGCGGCAGATTTGGACTTCGTTCCGTTCACCGGAAAGAGAGTGACAGGTCTAACACCCGATGAAATGGATATGCTTACAGCCACACGCGGTCAATTCCAAGATTCAATGAGCTATAACCCAAGGGGCATGTTGGCACAGATGGGATCTGGGCCGTTGGACGTTCAAAGCTATCTCAATCCATATAACGACATGGTGGTACAAGCGTCTTTGAATGATTTAGAACAAGCCAGGCAAATGCAACAGAATCAAGCCGAGGACGCGGCTTTGAAGGCTAAAGCATTTGGTGGCTCAAGAGAGGCCATACTGCAAGCCGAGGCCAATCGTGACTTTGCCAATGCTGCTGCAAGGACGGCTGCTGATCTGCGTAACAGAGGTTTTCAAACGGCTTCCGATTTGGCTTTCCAAGATCGTCAATATAAGACGGGCGTACAATCCGGTCTGCTTGGTGATCAATACCGAACAATGGGATTGCTAGGAGCTGGCGGACAGTTAAGTAGGGGCATTCAAGATCGTAATCTCGATGCGGGTTACGAGGAATTTGGAAGAATGGTTGATTACCCGCTTAGACAAGCTGGTCTTTTATCCAGTGCAATATCTGGGCTGCCATTTGAGGGCACTGAAACATCGCGCAAGAAAACTGGTTTCGGCGATATTCTAGGTGCGGGTGCTGGACTCTTTGGTTCAGCGTTACTTGGTGGTTATTTTAAATAGGTGTAACAATGATAGGTAATGAGTATATTGAGTTAGCAAGAATAATGGCAGAGCGTAAAAAGCTCGAAGACGCTTATGCAAAAGCAATGGCTCCTGATCCAAGTTTTGTTGGGCCTTTAAACCCACAGCCAAAACCAAGCAATCAGCAACCCCCTATGCCACAACCATCTATGCCAAGCAGAGCCAACGAAATACAGCCAGTTAATGTTACTGCTCAAAAAAGACCAGTACCAGGTTTGTTTGAGCCAGTTGAAGTTACTGCTCAAAAAAGACCTACTTTTTTTCCATCAAGAATCGGCAAAGCAATGGCAAGAGGTGGTGGTTTCCAAATGACAGAAGATCAAAAAAAAGGCATTTATACTCCAGAAGAAGAAGCGCGGTTTCGTGCCGATAGAAACCAAGGCATTGGTAATCTACTAATGGATTTGAGCAATGCTTTTTTAGGTAAAGACATACAACAAGGCTCTATGCAGAGAAGGCAGTTTCAACAGCAGCAAGACCAAATTGAAAAAAAGAAAGAGCAATATAATGCGCTTATGAATGATCCAAACACTCCGCCTGAGACAAAGCAATTATTGGCGTCTCTTGGTTGGCAAGGTATGGATCAAGTCTTGTTAAAACAATTTGAGCTAGATAACCAACCAGAAAAAACCTCTTCACTCTATCGTGAGTATATAGATGCTGTTAAGTCTGGCTATCAAGGCACATTCATCGATTACAAAGATCGTTACGGCTTAACAATGACAGAAAAGTTATTACAAGAGGCATCCGGTGTAATGCCATCAACAGTTGAGAATGTTTCTGCCCCACAGGGCTTCAAAGGATCAGCGCAACAATGGGAAGAGGTAAAGAAAGCAAATCCTGATTTTTCAGATCAAGAGTTGATAACATGGTTTAACCAAACCTATGGCGGTTGATCATGGCAACCTCTATCGTTGACCCTTTCAAAGAAAAACAAATTGTTGACCCTTTCAAGAAAGAAAAATCCATAAAAGATCCGTTTACTGAAGAACCAGGCTTCTTCGGAAACTTATACCGAACAGTTGGCGGAGCTGGTAGAGATGTTCTCCAATCCACAGCAGACTTAACCGAAGACATAACTGGACTCGATATTCCTGACTTACCCACAGTACCAGAGCCAACTTACTTTGGCGGAAGTGCAGTCAGAGATATTGCTGGGTTCTTGGTGCCTTACGCTGGTGTTTCAAAAGTCATTGGTGGCGTACAAGGCGCAACAAAACTTGCAACTGCTGGAAGAGCGATTGGTGCGGGTACAGTTGCAGAGCAATTTGCGTTCTCTCCTAACGAACAGCGTTTATCAAATGTAATACAAGAAAGAGCCCCCAATGCCATCACAGGGTTTCTACAGGCTGATCCAGATGATCCGGTGGCAAAAGCAAGATTTAAAATGGCACTTGAAGGAGCTGGTCTGGGAGCGCTTGTTGAGGCTGGGATAGCCACATTCGGACGCGCCACTGCTGCCAGAGCAGCAAGGAAGCAAGAAAAAACATTGCAAGAAACCGATCAAACATTGATTGAGACTGCGGGTACACCAGGCTACACAGGTGAAATTGATACTGTAACAAAAAGGCCAAGTGATGTTGGAAGAACAGTTGAAGACATTGCAGTAGATTATGTTGCTCCAGCAGTTAAAGGACAAAAGAAACAAAAAGTCAGAAGAGACCCTTTTAAAGTAAATCCAGAAACAAGACGCATTGGCACAAAAATAAAAGGCGATCAATACGACATTGTTGAAAACGCAGACGGCACATATCAGCCCGTCAAGATGGACGATGTGAGCAATGATGAACTGAACAAAATCATTGAAGACAATCCAATCGATAACATAGAGATTGAGCGTTTAAAAACAACAAAAGTGGCAAGACCTATTGGCGAGCCAGTCAACTCAATGCAGTCTGCCAAAGATGCAATTGTTGAGTTTACAACTGTCGATAAACTTCCAAAATCATTGCAAACAAAAAAGGTACCAACGGGAGCTGGTGGTAAAGAGTTGCCAAGAGTAAGAAGTTTATTTAAGGGATATGTTTCTCCTGACGCAAAACAAGAGATACAACAATATTTTTGGGGCAAAAATGAAAAAATTGCACCGACTTATAGAGCAAAACTTGGCGAAGGGGTTAAAGAGTTTGATGAAGCACAGGAGATGCTCAGACAACAAAACTTATTGCCAGATGCAGTGCCAGGGCAAGTTGATATTGATCAAGATGATTTAATCGCAGACTTACTTGAGAGAAACCCATACATCGAAGAGGTGACTGGTGGTGCAAATTATGAAAATTGGTATCGTGACACCACAGCCAAAGAGCAAATCATAAAGCGCTTAGAAGAAGCTGGCGAAAACCCATATCGAATGACAGATGAACAGGTCGAGCGAGCAATAAAACAAATTGATGAAGATGATGTGAGACTGGAACGATTGTTGAATGAGCAACAAGGTTTAGAGCGTAACATTATGAGAGATGATGAGATTGCACAAGCACAGTTTGACACCAGACCACCAACATTGAGCGAAAGCATCGATCTTCAAACTTCTGTACCCAGGGCCATAAGAGAGCAAGAAGCACTAAGACTCGAGCCCAAAGATGGTTTACAAAAGCAAATTGCAGAAGAGCCAACAATGGCTGGGAACATCAATTTGGAAAAATTAGATGCACCCGTTGATGTTAAACAAATGATGAAAGACGTTGCCGATGATAACAATATGTTCTTGGATGCCAGGCAAAATGTAGTCAAGTTTGGAACCGAAGGTGAGAACCTAAAAGCATTGGCAGATGAAACCGGACTGACAGTAGAAAAATTATTACAACGAGAGAAAGGCGAAGCATTTAACTTTGCCACCATTTACGCGGCCAGGCTTATCAATGCTCAGTCAGCCAAAGAGCTCACAGAGCTCGCTAAAAAAGCCGAAAGCGTTTCTGCGTCACAAGTTGATTTGATTAATTTCGAAAACGCTTTGGTTAAACACGCGGCCATACAAGAACAAATTGCCGGCATCACTGCTGAAGCGGGTCGTGCCTTTGCACAGTTTAGGTATATGGCAAAAGCAGACGCCTTGACACAAGACAAGATGATCACTGAGTATCTTCTGAAGCGTGGTGGTGATAAAAGCGTCAGAGATGTTGCGAGCAAGATTGCCAACATGGACAGCACACGAAGAGTATCTAGCTTTGCAAGAGAGGCATACAAGCCAACTTTCTTAGACAAGGTTCAGGAAGTTTGGATCAATGGGTTGTTATCGAGTCCATCAACACACATTGTCAACGTATCATCGAACACGCTTGTTGCTGGATTGACGCCGATTGAATACGCAGTGGCAGCAGCCATTGGAGCAATCAAAAGAGATCCAGACAGGATTACAGGTGGCGAGGTTGCAGCGAGGACGCTTGGCACAATCTTTGGAACATTAAAAGGATTGACTGCGGCAGCTAAAGCATTAAGAGACCCCGATACAGTTGCAGACTCACTCACAAAACTAGAGATGAGAAGAGAGAAAGCCGTTGGAGGATTAAAAGGCGAAGTTGTTAGATTACCAGGCAGAGCGCTGGTGGCGGAAGATGTGTTGTTTAAAACAATAGGCTATACACAAGAGATGTGGGGCCAGGCTGTTAGACAAGCACAAAAAGAAGGCAAAGGATTAAGGCATGCTAAAGAGTTGTTAAAGGATCCTGATTTCGCGCTTAAAAACCCAAACATTAAATTAAAAGCGATCGAGACAGGAAGGTATCAAACATTCACAAACAACTTAGAAGGAGCTGCACAAAGTTGGCAAAGATTTGTGGCCAGAAAACCAGGATTAAGGTTCCTAACCCCTTTTGTTAGAACCCCATACAACATCGTTACTTATGCTTTTGAAAGAACGCCATTTGCACGCTTACAAAAGAAATATAAAGATGCGATAGAGGCTGGCGGCCCAGAAGCGGATATTGCAAGAGCAAGAATGTATCTTGGAACATCTATCAGCATGGGTGTTGCGATGCTTGCTGCTGATGGCATGATTACAGGAAGGGGCCCAAGTGATCCTAGGGAAAGAGCTGTATTAATGGAAACAG